GTACAGGTGGTCTACAAAGAGCACTTACTAACGGATGTAATGTTAGACGTAGATGGAGATTCTACGATCAAGTTTCTGGCGCACCAGGAACTTCACCATACGCTTTAGCAAGAAGTGGAGTAAATGACGAAATCCACGTTATTGTTATTGATGAAGATGGTGTAATATCAGGAACACAAAATACAGTTTTAGAAGTTTATTCAAAACTTTCTAAAGCTTCAGACGCAAAATCACCTCAAGGAGACTCTAATTATTATCCTTCAGTAATACTTGGTAAATCTAAGTATGTTTACTGGATGGATCATAACACAGGAGGTTCAAACTGGGGCAGTGCAGCTTCTGGTGTAACATTTACAGCAGTTACAACACCAATAACAACATCACTTCAAAGTGGTTCTGATGGTTCTGCTATAACTAATGCACAAAAGAAAACAGCATACGAAAAATTCCTAGATTCTGAAACAGTGGATGTAGGTTTAATTATTGCTGGCGCTGGTGATGCTACTCACGTAGATAACGTAATATCAATTGCAGAAGATAGAAAAGACGCAGTTGCTTTCGTATCACCTGAAAGAGCAGACGTTGTTAATGTAGCAAATGCAAATACACAAACAAGTAACGTAATAGGTTTTTATAACTCAATACGTTCTTCTTCTTATGTTGTATTTGACAGTGGTTACAAATATCAGTATGACAGATACAATGACGTGTACAGATTTGTACCGTTAAACGGAGATATTGCTGGTCTATCAGCAAGAACCGATTTAGTTGCAGACAGTTGGTATTCACCTGCTGGCTTTAATAGAGGTATTATTAGAGGTGCAGTTAAGTTAGCGTTCAATCCAAATAAAACACAAAGAGATGACCTATACAGAAATAGAGTTAACGCAGTCGTTACTTTTCCTGGACAAGGTACAGTTCTTTTCGGTGATAAAACTGGATTAAGTGCTCCATCTGCTTTTGATAGAATCAATGTACGTAGATTGTTTATCGTTTTAGAAAAAGCAATCTCTACTGCTTCTAAATTCCAATTGTTTGAATTTAATGACGAGTTTACTAGAGCAAACTTTAGAAATATCGTTGAGCCATTCTTACGAGAGGTACAAGGTAGACGTGGTATCACAGACTTTTTAGTAGTGTGTGATGAAACTAACAACACTGGAGAAGTAATTGATAGAAATGAATTTATAGCAGAAATCTTTATTAAACCTGCTAGAAGCATTAACTTCATTACTTTACAATTCGTTGCAACAAGAACTGGCGTTTCTTTCGAAGAAGTAGCTGGGTAATTTTAGAATAGGAGAATAAAAAATGGCAAACATTAATGACTTCAAAGCTAAACTTGCTGGCGGAGGCGCTCGTGCCAATCAGTTTAAGGTAGTAATGCCTTTTCCTGGTTACGCTCAAGTTGGTGGCGAAATAGAAGATCTAGCTTTCTTATGTAGAGCTACATCTATACCTGCTATGACACTTGGTGAGGTTGACGTTAAGTTTAGAGGTCGATCAATCAAGATAGCTGGAGATAGAACATTTGCAGATTGGACTGTTACAGTTTATAACGATTCAAACTTCAAAATAAGAAATGCTTTTGAAAGATGGCAGAATGGTATCAACAATATGTCAGATAACGAAGGATTAACAAATCCTGCTGATTATCAAGTAGATGCGTTTGTAGATCATTTAGATCGTAACGGAAATACTGTTAAATCGTACACACTTAGAGGATTATTCCCTAAAGATATAGCTGCGATTGAGTTAACGTATGACGAACAAACAGCAATTGAACAATTTGTTGTAACTTTTGCATATCAATACTTTGAAACAAATACGACTACTTAAAACTATTATAAGTAGAAGTAAAGGAATATAAATTATGGCTGATTTATTTGGGTTTTCAATAACTCGAAAAAAACCGGATATTGATCCAAAACAGAACTTTACTACACCTCAAGCAGATGACGGAACTACAACCGTCTCTGCTGGGGGTTACTTTGGTCAGTACCTAGACTTAGAAGGAACTGCTAAAAACGAAGCAGATCTTGTAAGACGATATAGAGAAATCTCACTACACCCAGAATGCGATCAAGCAATAGAAGATATTTGTAACGAGGCAATTGTTGCAAATGAAGAAAAACCTGCTGTTCGTATTACAATGGAAAATTTACAATACGGTATAGAAGTTAAAAAAAGAATAGACGAAGAATTTAAACACGTACTTCGATTATTAAATTTTCAAACAAAAGGTTTTGAAATATTTAAAAGATGGTATGTAGATGGTAGAATTTTTTATCAAAAAGTAATTGATAGAGAAGCACCTAGAAATGGTTTAATAGAATTACGTTATATTGATCCTAGAAAAATAAAAAAGGTTAGAGAAGTAAAAAAGAATAGAAGTAATACAGACTTATCTTTAGTTACTGAGTTTGAAGAATATTATATGTTTAATGAAAAGGGTGTTGCTGGTTCTACTCAAGGTCAAGGAGTTAGAATAGCTGCTGACACAATTGCTTTTGTTTCTTCAGGTCTAGTAGATCAAAATAAAAATATGATTCTGTCTTATTTACATAAGGCAATTAAACCAGTTAATCAATTAAGAATGATTGAAGATGCTGTTGTTATCTATCGTATAGCTAGAGCACCTGAAAGAAGAATTTTCAAAATAGATGTTGGTAATCTACCTAAACAAAAGGCAGAACAATATCTAAGAGATGTTATGGCAAGATATAGAAATAAACTTGTCTATGATGCCAATACAGGAGAAATTAGAGACGATAGAAGTTATATGAATATGTTGGAAGACTATTGGTTACCAACAAGAGAAGGTGGAAGAGGAACAGATATTACTACTTTACCTGGTGGTCAAAACTTAGGAGAAATGGGAGATATAGATTACTTTCAAAAGAAACTATATCGTTCTTTAAATGTACCTGTAAGTAGATTAGAACCGTCAAGTGGTTTTGCAATAGGAAGATCAACAGAAATTACAAGAGACGAATTAAAATTCACTAAATTTGTTCAGCGATTAAGAAAGAAATTTACTGAATTATTTAATGATCTTTTAAGAACTCAACTTGTATTAAAAGGTGTAATAGCAGAAGAAGATTGGTCAACTATGGTTGATACAATAAATTATGACTTCTTACAAGATGGACATTTTTCTGAATTAAAAGAAAGTGAGATGTTAAAAGACCGTATTGCTTTAGCAGACGCTATGGAAAAATATGTAGGTAAATATTTTTCACAAGAATATGTTAGAAAGTATATATTAAAACAATCTGAATTAGAGATTAGTAAATTAGATAAACAAATTAATAAAGAAGGTCCTTATGTACCTGCTGGTATGGAAACTGGTACTACAGAAACACCTAAAAAAACTGATACTTTATTATAAATATAATAGGAGAAAAATATGAGTGAACACGTAAAAAGTTTTATTGATAAATTGACAACAGGACAGGCAGCAGAAGCCGGTGAAGCATTTAAAGACGCTTTAAGAGATAAAGTTGGAGACGCTTTAGAAGCTAGAAGAAAAGAATTAGCTGGTGTATTGTTTCAAGGTAAATTTGAAGCAGAAACTCACAGTGATCCAAAACCAGAAATTGCTAGTCCATCAGCTAGAACGGAACCAGTTGTTAATGAAAAACAAGGTCAGTAATATAGTAAAAGAAACTAGAGTTATGGACTCAAAGTCTTATAATGAATTAACTCCTAAAATGAAAAAAGCAGTTAAAGAAATTTATAAGATTATTGAAAATGAACAAAAAGATATATTGAATAAATTTGAAGGAGCTGTAGAAAAAGTTATAGTTTCTTATAATATAAAAAAAGAAGATTTAGATAATTATTTTAATAGAGAAGTAAACGAACAATTAGGAGTAAAGTAAAATGGCAACATATATTGCTAAAGGTACAATAGTAACTAACCCAAGTGCTAATAACATAGGTAGCGCTCAATTTGTAAATTGTGTGGCTACATCGGGTGCACAAACAGTTATTGTAAAAGATTCTGATACTAATACATTAGGAGAAATTTATTTACACTTAGCTGGAGATGATGTTACAATTGAAAAAGCACCATCAGACACTATAACATTAGCTGCAGGTAAAGTTAGTGCTGTAGGTTCACCAAGAAGTTAATATTATTATAAATAGTAAGAGAGAGAACTATGAAACTTATAAGAGAAGAAATTAACGATGCTACATATCTTGTAGAAGAAAAAGATGGTAAGAAAAATTATACCATCAAAGGAATATTTTTACAAGCAGACATTAAAAATCGTAATGGTAGAGTATACCCTAGCGGTGTTTTAATGAAAGAAGTTAAAAGATATAATAAAGAATTTATCAATCAAAATAGAGCTTTTGGCGAACTAGGCCATCCAGAAGGACCAACTGTGAACTTAGAAAGAGTATCACATATGATTAAAAAGTTGTATCCAGAAGGAAAAAATTTCATAGGTGAAGCAAAAATTATGGACACTCCATACGGTAAGATCGTAAAAAGTCTTATAGATGAAGGCGCTAAACTAGGCGTGTCATCAAGAGGTATGGGTTCCTTAGTACAAAAAAATGGTCAAAACTTTGTAGGGGAAGATTTCTACTTAGCAACGGCCGCTGACATTGTGGCAGATCCATCTGCTCCAGATGCCTTCGTAGAAGGTATTATGGAAACAAAAGAGTGGGTATGGAACAATGGAATTCTTGTAGAACAAGACGTAGAAGCTTGGAAACAAGAGTTAATTAAGACAAAAAAAATTGAATTAGCTGAGAAAAAGGCTAGTATATTCAAGGATTTTTTAAGTAAACTATAATAGAAAATCAAACAATTATAAATATCATTATTAAAAGAGAGATATTTTAATCGATTAAAATAAAGGAGATTTCTCAAATGGCTACAGAAAAAACAGTAGAAGTCAAAGCAGAAACGATAGTTGAAGAAACTATTGCTGATGCTCCAAAGAAGAATGCTGTAGCAGCTGAACCTACAAAGCTTTCTAACGAAGCACAAGATCTAGGTGCAGCGGTTGTTAAACCAACTGACAGCAATCCTGACGCTACAAAAAATAATAAAAAAGTTTCTGACGCACAAAACGCAAAAGCTGCAGATGTTGACGCTAGTAAAAAACCAGACACAGAAGCTGGTGTTACTAAAGTTGC